CCTTCTGCATCTCTAAATCTAACAGTATCATTTGTTGATCTACCATGTGACGGCTCTATAACTGTTATGGTGTTGCTACTAGCAGCGCCAGATAAAAAAGGATTTAGAACAAGAATATTCTCTACGGTCACTTCAGTTCTGCTATCTGGTCTTGGCTCAAACAATGCTGTTGGATCTGGGCCTGGATAGTTTGGTTCTAATTGTGGGTGTTTAGGTTCGTACTCATCTCTTCCAACCTTTAAACCATTCCATTCTTTAATCATATCTCGCAAACGATAACGAAAACCAGATCGATCTGAGTATCCCCATGATTTTTTACCACTTGCAAACCTAGCCATTAGTACCTCAAGTATGAGATATTAGGAGTCAACTTCAATGGTGTACTATTTGCATCTTCTGACATGGCTCTTTGAAATTCTTCTTCGTAAAGAGTTTTTAGTATTTGTATTCTGTCTGGTGCTTTCTTTATAGCTATATAATAAGCAAGTCCAGCTGCCATACAAGGTAAAAATCTAAAAGGTGCATCTGTTGTATTCACCAAAGCATCTGCATCTTGAATACGTCTTACATAGTAATAAACAAGAGTATAAGAAGCATTTGGTGTAGACCACAAAGTTATCGTTGGTGTTGTTTGTCTATCAAAGAAATATTGACTTGGTTGCCCAGTGTTACCTTTGTTTGGTATTCTTAAATATTCACCACGGCTCATTTGTGTAAGAGTAAAGTCAACATTATTACTGTTTCTTAACACAACTTCTAATAGATCTACAAACTCACTATCTAATGTGTATGTTGCTGTTCCAGAAGTTACGGCTTTTGTTTCTTGTGTTACAGTCCATAAATTTAAACCTCTATTCGCCCATTCAGCAAACATAAGATTTAAAGAACGTCTAGCAGTTCTAGCATCATAGCCAGTTCTCATCTCCAAACCACACCTCTCATATGCCTCTTCGATAAGTTCTCCTACGTCTAAATCAAAATCTCTTGAGTTCGAAGTTGCCATTACTTCTTTTTCCTTCTCAATGCCTTAACTCTTCTAGGTGCACCTGCTGGTTGACCTAATTTGTTCTTTTGTCTTATTCTACTACGCTTCTCCGTGGCTGTCATCTCTTTAATAGTCTTCGGAGTTTTCGAACTAATTCTTTTACTCGGTCTACAATAAGGCGTACCACGCTTTTCGCCTTTTTGACGACCACATTTTTTACCCGTTTTAACATCTTTCCAATCCTCCTTGAACCACCTCTTAAGTGCTAAACCTGACTTTGTTTTCCGTACCGCCATTATGAATACTTTGTGACTTTACGTCTTTGTGACATAATTTTACCACAACCTCTGGCTATGTTTTTATTCTTAGACTTTCTCTTTGTTATTTTAACGACCTTACCTTCTTTGGCAGTCATTGTTTGATTTTTAACTTTTTCTATAGCTGCGTTTAATCCACCACCCATAGCTTTCTTTTTACTTTTATTGCCATAGTTAGCTGCACCAACTTTCCTACATTTTGCAATGGCACCTGATGCATAAGCTGACGGAAAAACTTTATATCTAGCTTTTACTTTGTGATAACATGCGTCTTTTGGCATTTCTTAACTCCTCTAATCCTGTTACTCTATAACATCTACAAGAATATTTTCTATGTCCACAATCTATACAATACTTAACTGGACTTCCTTTTATTACTTCTCTCTTTTTTAGAGGCACAATGTGCTCTTTCAGAAAAACCTCTTGGTCTACTACAGTCGATTTTTCGTTTTCTTTTGGCACTCCATTTCCTCTTACCAGGTGCTTTTGTAATCTGTTTGGAAATCGAACCCCGCGAGATTGCCATTTGGTTTACTCCTTCTTATAAAGTCTTCCCATAAAGGCTTAATCATTTTGTGATTTTCAGATACTTTGTCTGCCATGATAGCAGTCCTCTTATCTACCTCTATAAGAGTTTGTACAGTCCATCCAATACCACCTGCAAAAAGAACAATACAAACACCTGTTGTCACTTCTTTAATATTCATTAACACTTCCACCTTCTTCTGGCTTGTCTTAAACGACTATTAGGATTCTTTGCAGCTTTGGGAAATTTTTTCATTTGACCTGCACTTCTAGCACAAAATGACTTTCTTCTTTTAGCTGCTTTACTTCCAGTTTTTACTTTCCCTGTAACAGCAGTTTTAAGCTTACTACCTGGGTTTTCTCTTCTATAACGAGCAACACCTGCCTTTGTCATTCCCGCTCCAGATTTAGTGGAGCGGAAATACTTTTTAGTTTTAGGTGGTTGTTTATCTGCTTTTCTAGCCATTACGATAAAAATACAGTTAACTTGTTACCACTACCAGTGAAGGCAGATAAATATGCACCACTCTCTGCTAATATACCATTATCTGGAATATTAAGAGTGTGTAATCCAGTTGGAAAACTTTGCACTATTAAATTACTTCCACCATTACCATCTGTTATAGTAATAGCACCTGCTGAATTACCAAACACTACTATCTGTCTTATCCTTGACCTTGCAGGTCCTATCAAAGCAGCAGCATCTCCTTGATTCACATTAAATGCTTTTACGTCAGATCTTGTTGCCATTTTACACTCCTATTAATATACAGAGTATTCTAATTCAACTGTGAATCTTCCAGCAGTTATATCAGCATTAACTGTAGTTGTTGCTCTTGCATATAAGTGTACGTTAGCTACTGCGGCAGTTATATTTGGTACAAAGATATGATAGTTACCAGCAGTGTCATTGAAATTAACATCAATCTCTGTAATTGATTGTGTAGCACTTAACTGCTCGTTGAATGATGTCACACCAGCACCTACTATTTCTGTACCAGAAACAGCAGCGTTTGTAGCAGTTCCGCTTGTTGAACTTAACGCTAAGTTACCAGCTAGTGTCTGTCCAGCAGCAGTTGTAATACCAATTAAAGCTCTATGAATAAAGATCTTACTTGGTGTTACTAAATCATCTGGAGCATCTACATTTAATGTTCCTAACTCTACAAGACAGTCATTGTCTGCATAAGCAGTTGCAGCTGCATTTGTTGAAGCTAAAGTACCAGCAAAAGATTGAATCTTTCGTGTACCCATTGAAACAAGTTGTCCAGTTGAATTAACTGAAAAACCAGTTTGAGTAATAGCACCACTTGTGCCGTTTTTATTAATTACATTGAATCCACCCTCGGAACGGACTGGACCCGAAAAAGTTGTATTAGCCATATCAATCTCCTTGTCTTGGCAAATGTCGAAGTTAATTCTTCGTCAAGGTTTATTCTATTATACACAAAAAAGGGCAGTATGTAACTGCCCTTTTAGTTTTTATTAAAATGAAGCTTACGCTCCTGGTGAACCAAATAATGCACGAGGATCTGAGAAGCCGAAAGAATATCTCTCTCTTGCTTTATATCTCATGTTTCCTGTGTCGAAATCTGGATCCATGGCTGTTGCCATTGGCATTCTTTCAAAATGCTTAAGACCATTTGGTGCATCTGTCTTAATGAAAAATGCATCTGTGTCAGTTAGATAATCATTGATGACATAGCCATTAGGAAGCATACCCATGTTTCTTATAGCGTTAGCATCATTATCTGCTGTTCCTGGTCTTAGATTTGAGTTTAACAATCTCTCTGCGACAAATTGTAATTGTCTTGGAATAATTAATTTCATTCCTCTTAGAGCGATGATTAATCCTCTCTCATCCACAAAGCCTGCAATATTAATTAAAGCATCTTCTAAAGATGTTTCGTTAAGATCAGCTGCGACAGTTGGCTCGTTAGCAAAAGTTCCACCATTTGTTAATGGGTGATCTGTTGCTAATAAGGCTTTACCATCACCACCAGCAGTTGCTCCAGCAGTAAACGCATTATTTAGTACGTTTGCAGCTTTTACTTGCTTTGTGTGTGCCATTGATCTAGCAAGTGCTCTTGTATAACGAGCAGAAAGCTTGTCGTAAAGGTTATCCTCTACAGCTTCTTCTGTTATTGAGAAAGCCATTGCTACAGTTTCATGGTTATACCTTGAAGTATAGGCTTCGTTTGCATCATCAAATGTGACACCAGAACCTTCTTGCTTAGTAGGTGCTGCTCCGAAACCACTCAACATTACTTCTTCTTCGAAAGCTCGATCAGATGACTCTGTATCGTAGATCTCTGCATGTTGACCTTCATACCTATTATACTCCATACCAAAGAGGGCGTTCAAGCCAGGCTCTAACTCTTTGGCGAGTTGTGCTCTTGAAATAGCCATACTAGACCCTCCTTAAGATGCAGTAGCGTCAGCGTCAGATCCGCTTAACGCATGGTTGTTGATTTTAACTATGTATGAAACACCAGCAGCACTGTGATCAGCATTAGTTACATCTTCGTGGATACCTAAAATCATCACACAGTTTGATGTATCTGTATCTTCAGCAGTTGATATATCTAATACAGCAGAAGAAATACCAGTTGTAGTATTACCACTTGCTCCACTTGCTATATCAGCAGTCTTAAAGATATCTGCTTTAGCAGTTGCTCTGTCAGTGTTTGTTCCGTCACTTGCGATAATAAATCTCTGTGATGGATCATCATACACAAACCCTTTGATGTCAAAGTTAGTATTAGCTGATCCTGAACCAGGCCATGTATTACTAAACCTTAACTTGCCAGTGGTTGCATCCACGAACTCACATCCAGCAAAGACACCAACGAATTGGTCTCCATTACCAGAAGCAGAAGCGATCTGAATAGTTCCGCCAGTTAACTCAGCTTTGACTGGTGAACCTTGAAAGATCGCGGAAGCGTCACTAGCAATAAAGTATTGACTCGTACCTTGAGTCGCTGGACTTGAACCATGTTTACCAACAGGCTTAAATCCGAAAGCTACATTTGCATTAGCCATTTATTGCTCCTTCATTAATTATTCGGAGGATTTTTTCCCTCCGAAGGTTACACGACTTTGCCTATCAACACTGATAGGCATCGAGGGATGTTGTTCCCTCATCAAGTTTTCATCCACGGCTGTCATTTGATTGCGGGTCTGCTCCCGAAAGTATTCAGTTCTCTCTTGCACCGTTTCTGTGGGTATTCGTGCCAACATTAAACCACCGACACCAATAATTCCTTTGTTTTTACCTTCCTCTATTACTGGATATTTTGCAGCTTCTGGGCCGTATTCGTCTGCCCTAACTGGTTCCCATCCCTCTCTCATTCTGGAAAAAACATTTGATTTATCATCCTCACCACGAATAGTAGTTCTGATCCATCTATGTTCAAATCCAGCTGGAGGTGCAGGCGCATCCAACTTAGCTGGAGGTTGCCAAGGTTTTCTCCTTGTTGTATTTGCACGAGACGTAGTTTCTCGTGTTGTTCTGTCTATAGCCATCTTTTACTCCTTTACATGTTTAGCATATTCTTCAAGCGGAACATTCAACCGTTTCGCTATCGCAATCTGCGATGGAGTCAATTTGACTGTTCTGCGTCCCTTTGGTGATACCGTCTTTGAGGCGGTGGCTCCAGCAGAGGCGACTCTGGGGCCAGAGGATCTCTTTGTCTCTCCAAACTTATGTGGAAATTCACTTCTGATCCTATTATCTAGTTCAGTATAATACTCTTCTGTATTTGGATCAAGTCCATCTTCTTCAATTAATGACTTGTGTATACCAAAAGCGGCATATGTCATTGTTTGATCTTGTCCAAACCACTCATTTTGTGATGCCCACTCCTCTGCTCTTGGGTCTGGTTTAGGAGTAGGAGTTGCAGAAGGTTGTATTGGAGCTGGAGCAGCTTCAGTTGCCTCTGCCTTTTTAGCTTGTTCTTCTCTTTGTTCTTTTAGTTGATTTAACCTTGCCTCTTCTAAAGCAATTTTAGAAATAGTTTGTTGAGCTTCATACATAGCATCTGCATCACCAGCCTCATACGCTTTTCTATATGCTTCTTTAGCTGCCGCTGCTTGAGATTGTACTCTTGTATCAAACTCACCAACATATGTTGTGTCTAATTTATCTAGTTTTGCTTTAAGCTCATCATTCTGTTTCTTAACAGATTCTGCAAACTTTATTGCAGCGATTCTTTGCTCTTCTTCATCTCTGAATTTTTTAGTCAGCTTGGATATTCGTTTCTTTACTGAAGCTGAATAATCAGAGAGGTCATCGTCTTCTTCTTCTTTTTTCTTAACTTCAACAGCAGGTCTATTTTCATTAGATTCTGGTTGAATGTCTTCTTCTTCTTTTTCTTCTGCATCGTCTAGTTCAATAACTTGACCTTCCTCTTCTTGAGGAGGGTTCTTCTCGATGTTTTCTTGCATACTTAAACTCCGTATGTTTTGATGTCATCGGGATTAACAATGGTTGCAATGACTTCATCGTCATTGATTATCCTAACTTCTCCTCCTTCTATGTTGAATCGTGACCCAGCATAACGACCAATACAAACCCAGTCGCCTTCCTTACACCAAGGTCCCTCTTCTCCAAACTTATCAAAATCTTTATATGCAAGTGGTCCTAACTTGACCACATAAGCAACAACAGTTGCTCTCCCTTCCTTTTCTCGAATAGAGTCTGGTACATGAATACCACCATCAGTTTTTTCTTTTCCCATGTATGGCATAACTAATACACGCCATCCAGTGGGTTGAGGTACTCTTTCTGTTAGGGATTTATTTTTTGCTTCTTTTTCAGCTTTTTCTTTAGCTTGTCTTTGCTTTAAAACGTATTCAGGTACTATTAAAGTCATTGTCTACCTTTTCTAGCAGGGTTCTTAATTGTTCTAGTGAGTAGGTTAGACCCTGTATTTCACCTACCATTGCCTTATATGATTCCATATCAGAAGCATTACCGCTCGTCAAGGAAATACTAATATCTTCTATACGAGTGTTCAAGGCTTTTCTATATTTATGTAAAAAATCTGTTACTTGCATTACATCTTTTGACCATCAAAGGTCTCATACCCGCCCATGGCTCTTTTTGCATCTTGAGCTTCATACAAACTCATTATTCCTTTGGCAGATTCAGTTACTGGTCTTGCACCACCAAATGTTATTTGTTCTAATGTTTTACCGAACTGTCCTAACATACTTTGTGGACCTTGATAAGCTGGATTGTTAGGATCTAAAGTTGGATCGTAATTAAACCCTGCTCCAACTTGTCCATCTGGAACTTGTATTCCTTCAATGGGTGCTATAGATTTCTGTTTTGTTCCTACGAAACTAGCTATTGGACCTAGAGGAGATAATCCAAATAAAGATCTGCCTATTGTTTCTGTGGTGCTTTGAGGTCTATCTGTTTCAATCACTGTTCCAAAAGCAGTTGGATCTCCCACAGAACCTCTTACATTTCCTTTTGCATCTATTGGATTATTATATCTATCAAGAGCCATTGCATTCAGTTGAGATATTCCTCCAGTGTTCCCAATTATGTTTGTATAATCTAACATCTCTGGTGGAATACCAAAAACGCTTGTGAAAAATCCTTGATTACCAAAAGGATTTGTAGCCGTTCTGCCAGTAGCTATGTTAAATTGTTGTTGGCTTAAACCAGTTCCTAAACCCATACCTCCATATGTTTGTGCAGCAACTTCAAAAGCGTCAGCATCAAAGCCACGATTATCACTTAAATTATCAAAACTACTGAATTCTTGAGAAGCTCCACTATCGTCTGTACCTTGTCCTATTGAGGGACCACCACCTCTTTCAGAAACTTCAGTGGCTTCATCTTCATCTGAGGGACTTAATGACATTTAAAATATTCCTTTAAACTTCTTGCCTTTTACTTGAGCACCACAACCTCTGAAAGTACCACCGTCTCTCATTTTTAATGTGCCACCTTTTTTCTTGAAACCCATTTTGTTTCGGACTTCTGTAGGTAATTTACTTAGACCTTTA